ACAGTCCCCATGGCGGTACAGGCATGGGACGTTTCCGATATCATGCGTAACAGCAAGGCCATCGGCGGCGCTGTTGCTTCCGAGATTGCGAACAATGGCCAGATCCGGGACGTTATTAAAAAGTTTACTTAAAAAGGTTTGCGATGGCGGATTTTACCTTAAAACCAGATTTTCCCGTTGATACCAAGACGCAGTGGAAAACCCTTGTTTCTTCCGCAGAGACTCCGTATAAACAGCGGCGACGAAAATGGCAAAACAAGTTAAGAATTTATCCATTAACTTTTTCTTCGTTAACAGCGACAGAGGCCACTACGCTGCAAACTCTATTTGATTCCAAGCACGGGGCCGCTGATTCTTTTACATTCGATGACCCGGTCACGGCTGAAGTGGTGACGTGCGTTTTTCAGGAAGATTCGTTAAGCATCAAGCAGACAACGCCGAACACCTATACCGCCAGTGTTGTTCTTGAGGAGGTTAAATAATGCCCGCAGACGTCACAGCCGCATTTAAGCAGGAAAAGAATAAAAACTCTAACGCGCCGGTGCATTTGTACACGATCTATGATTACGATGGCGCGGGGACAAATCTTTATTTTGCTGAGAGCGGCGCTGATGTGGTGTTCGACGGCATTACGTATGTTAAGTTTCCCATCTCGTTTGACGCGATCGGGGAAAACAACAGCGGGGAAATCGAAAAGGTAACACTGACCCTGTCTAATGTTTCCAGGGCTATCGGCGGTTATCTCGAGCTTTATGACCTGCGCGGCAAAAAGGTCTCGATTAAGCTGGCCTGGCTTGATCAGTTGGATGACGCGGATAATGTTTTAGAGGATACGTTTTACATTGATTCATATTCGATCAATGAGCAGTCAGCGGTATTTACGTTATCCGGGAAAATGGATGTGCTGAGTGTTCAGCTTCCATTGAGGAGGTTCTCGCGGAATTTTTGTTGTTGGGCGTTTAAATCCACGGAGTGCGGGTACACAGGCGCGGAAACGACGTGCGATAAAACAAAGCAACGATGCAAGGCGCTCGATAACTATACACGCTTCGGCGGGTTTCCGTCGGTAAGGTCAAATAGAATTTTTATAGGGTAGGTGGAGTATGACCGCAAATGTCACGTTTGATTTTACGCCACAAGATGTTATGCACGCATATCGTGGCCTTCCGTACCGGCATATGGGCCGGGATCCAGAGACCGGTCTTGATTGCTGGGGATTGCCGAAAGATATCTACAAAAGGTTTCTTGGCGTTGATCTGATTGATGAGGCGAATTACGAGAAGCGGTGGTTTAAAAAAGGATTTGATTTTTTTTTACAACGGCTCAGCGAACAGTTCTCTGCTGTTAATCGTCCTGGATTTTTGGACATGGTACTTTTAAAGGACCGTTTGGGATTTGCGAATCACGTTGGAGTTATGCTTGATCGTAATCGCTTTATCCACGCTAACAAGGCCGGCGTTACTATTTCACGTATTTCTGATGGATGGCGCGATCGCGTGGTGCAGTTTTACCGGTTGTCTGTGTTGACGAAGGAGGCCAGCGCGTGATAGAAGTCGTTTATGTCCCCAATAGATTCGAGCCGGCCGAACGTGTCAAAAGAATCGTTCCATACGATCGTAATCTCACCTTAATCGACTATATTCGTAAACTCGACGGGGCCCCGCGCAAAATCTCTCTCTCTCGACACTCAATCATTATTTCCGGTGAACCAGTATATGATCTCAATGTTAAGGTCAAAAACCATTCCCAGGTCATCATTACCAATAAGGTTGGCATTGCGCTGGCATTTTTCGCTTTGGATACCTTGTGGGGCGCTATTGTTTCCTATGCGGCATATGCACTGGCGCATCCTTTTGTAGCTGCGGCGTATTTGGCGATGGCCTATTCCGTGTATTCCGCGGTGACCACAAAAAACCGCGTCCCTAATTCAAACGCATCATCGGGCATTGATGATGGATCATCGACGTACTCGTGGAACGGCGTATCGAACAGCGTTGGTTCAGGCAGCCCGGTGCCTATTATTTACGGGGAGCATAAGACCGGAGGCAATGTTCTCAATGAATACATTTCCCAGGAAGGCAAGGAGAGCTTTTATAATGTTTTACTTGGGCTGTGCGAGGGGGAAATTGAAGATATTTCAGATATTAAAATCAACGGAAACCCCGTCGCGAATTATGACGGCATCACTTCTTACAAGCGATATGGAACTTCGAATGACGCGGTCATCCCTCATTTTGAAGATCTGCACAATGTCTATGCCGTCGCTACGAATCTAACAAAAAACAATGCCTATTATTACACGACACAAGACACAGACGTCGAAGCGTTTGAGCTCTTATTTAATCTAACAAGCCTTTTCGCGCAGGATGGTTCCGGTGGGATCGGATCGTGGTCAGTATCGATCCAGGTCAGATATAAGCTGCATAGCGCCGGCACCTGGACTGATCTTGGTGTCACAACGATTACCGAAAAAAGCCAGTCGGCGGTTAAATATATTTTACGAAAAGACGGACTGACCGCCGGACAATATGATATCGAAATCACCAGAACTAGTGATGATACCGACTTTACGCATTTTGGCGATCTAAAAATTCAGAGCATCGATGAGATTCAAACGGATGATTTGCAATATAACTATACAGCGAAATTAGGCATCCGTGCGTTGGCCGTTGATCAATTAAGTGGGTCGGCTCCGACGATAACCAGCATAGTAAAGGGGAAAAAGGTTCTTCTCCCTAACGTTAAAAACGGGGCCGTGGATGTTGATTGGGATGATTATTATTGGGATCCGGATTATAACAGCGGGGCTGGCGCATTCCGCTTGTTATCCGATGATACGGTTTTAACTTGGGATGAGGAGACCTGGGTTACCGCCTACAGTGCCAATCCTGTATGGTGCCTTAGGGACCTGCTGACAAGTACAAGATATGGTCTAGGGAAATATATTGATACGACGATGGTCGATGATGATGACTGGCTGGAGATGGCCCAATATTGTGATGAGAAAGTTCCTGACGGAGACGGCGGTTACGAGAAGCGGTTTCGGATGGATGTTGTTATTGACAGCTTAAATTCTGCCGTTGATTTGGTTAATCAGCTGAGCGCTATTTTTAACGGGTTCGCGTTTTGGGGGAGGAATTTTGTCAATGTTGTTATTGATAAGCCGGAAGATTCCGTGCAGATATTCGGGATGGGGAATATTGCTGATGGCGGGTTTAGCCTATCATGGAACTCGCTCAGGGACGTTCCTAACGCGGTCGAGGTGACGTTTAATGATCTAGCGGCCGACTACGAAAACGAAACGATTGAGGTGGCTGATGATACGGCGATTGCCGCGGGAGATCCTGAAAGAAAGACGTCCATGCGGTTATTTTGTACGAGGATGTCCCAGGCATTACGCAGCGGACGATACGCCTTGAATGTGGCGAAATATGTACAGAGGACGGTCACGCTCAACTTATTAATCGATGCGATCGCGTGCCGGCCGGGTAATATCATTTCAGTTTCGCACGATGTAACGCAATGGGGTTTTTCTGGGAGGGTACAGACTGGCGCAACGACAACCAGTATCCCGCTTGACAGGACTGTAACGATCGAGTCTGGCAAATCGTACGTGATCCGGATCCGGAAAGATGACGACACGATTGAAGAACATGACGTTGTGAGTTCTGCCGGCTCATATACTACGTTGACGACGGACGCGTTTTCTTTCACGCCGGCGAAGGATGATGTTTATGCTTTTGGCGAGTCTGGTGTCGCGGCTAAGGACTTCCGTGTTTTGAGGATCAAGCGAAAAGGATCCACGGATGAGGTAGAACTCACAGCGGCTGAATATAACGCGAATGTCTACGATGATTCAGATGTGACATTGCCAGAAAACAATTATTCAGCGCTCAACTTCGGGATCCCGCCGGTTCTTAATCTCACCCTGGCTGAGCATCTGGTCATGGGCAATGACGGATCTTTTGAGAGCGCGATCGATGTTTATTTTCAGCGGCCGGATGATACGGATTACTACATCAACAGGTATAAAGAGGCCGTGATCTACTATTCCGATAATGCCGGGGCCAGCTGGGAAAAGGCGGGGAAGACCAGCGGTGAGCATTTTATTATCCAGGGCGGGATCGTTGTGGGAACAACGTACGATATTGCCATTGTTTCTGTTTCTGCATCCGGTGAAGAGGCCGCGTTTTCATCGGCCGTCACGGATGATATAACGATCCTGGGCAAGGCCGCGCCTCCCAGTAACGTCTCCGGATTCGAAGTGCAGCAGCAGGGAGACAGGCTGCGCATGTCCTGGACGCCTGTGAGCGATAAAGATTTGGCGAGGTATGAGATCCGCGTTGGGACGGATTGGGATTCGGCCCTGCCGATAGCGCAGAAGGTCGATGTCACTGAACATGATCATCCAGTAGGGACTGTTGGCGAGCAAACGTATCTGATCAAAGCGATCGATACATCAGGTAATGCGAGCGTTACCCCGGGAAGCGATACAATTATCGTGACTCCTCCGCCTGAAATGAATTTCGCGGTTACTTTAGATCTGTGGAAGGTCCGTGACAAGTACATCTTATCTGATGTGGTGCAGGAGCAGCGCGCGATCTATGATCCTGATTATACCCGGGCTGTGTTTGCGCTGGCGTCTGATCAGAACTGGGCCGATCTGGAGGGCCAGAGCTGGGATTCCATTGAGGCAGCCGGTAGCATGGACGAGGAGCGCCCTTATAAGGCGTCCGGGACCATGGAGCAACCTGCTGACTACGCGTTCGATCTTGGAACGATATTCGAATTTAATATCGTTACGGATCTTGACTATCTCAACGTGGCGGGTGGTTCTATAGCGGTACAGATATCGACCAGTGATGATGGGACGACCTGGGGCGCATTTGCAACGGTCAGCGCAAGTACGAATTACCGGGCCAGATATATCCGCTTTAAATACACTCTTTCGACAAGCGACACCAATCACAATATTTATCTGTATGCCGGCACGATCTATGTCAACGCGGCTAATGTTAAGGTCGACTACGGCCGGGATGTGGCGATCGATGCCGGTGGAACATATATCAAATTCAGGGACGACTTGACCGCGAGCCCGCGCCCGACATCGATTATTATCACCAGCGGCACTGCGATCGCGTATCAGATCGTATCGATCTCAGCGGCCGGAATGACGGTCAAGCTGATCGATATCTCAGGAAGCTATGTCACCGGTGAAATCTCTTGGGAGGTTAAAGGATCATGATGATGTATTGTCAGGATTGTCAAAAAACGGTTTATGCTCAAGACGTTCAGACAGTGCGGCTGCCGAATCTGCGTTATGTGCATTCAGGAATATGCCCGACGTGCGGCGCAAGAATTTTAAAAACCGTGCATGACAAAGATATTCTAGTCGACGCGACCGGACGGCATTATCCGGCTATGGTTTATAAGGGGCCCAAAACACCGGATTCATTTATCAAGACCGGTATTGGGCAGATGGTCGCTGATATCGACATTGGTGAGGTCGAAAGACCGGAGCCAGTTGAAGAGGTTCGAACTTTAAAAAGCATCAAAATACAGGGAGGGACATATGAAAAGGAAATTTTTCGGTAGGGTGGCGGCCGCTCTTTTGGCCGTGCTGATCTGTGTGCCAGCCGCGGCCGATAACACGAGATACATTTATGATTTTAATTTTCCCCAGGGCGTGTTTAATCAGGCTAATTTCCGGGCGTCGTTGAGAGGACTGCATCAGATGGATATGATGGCACTGCGGCCCCTGGCCGGGTTTGAGATCGATGCCATGGAATATGGAACTAATGGCGCGGCCCAGGCGCAGTATGCCGGGACCGGCGTGACGGTATCCTACGAGTCGACCAACAAACAGGAGGGGACGTATTCGATCAAGGCCGTGTGCGATGGGACGGCGGACCGCACCTTCGGACGGACATATTCGATCAACCTGGATGCGTTTTCCGATTTGTTGGTTTGGGAGAGGTCAAGCGTCACGTCAGATACGTATAAATTTTATCTCGAAGATAGCGACGGAAATCAATCGCGATGGAACATTACATCATCCGGGACCGCTGGAACATTTGTCGAGCACTCATTCGATCTGTCCACACCGGACAGCAACAGCGGAACGGCCGCGGATCTGAGTGATATTGTTGAGTACGGGTTTATGAGTTTAAGCGCTTCCGCAACGTATTATTTCGACACGATCAGCCTTGAGACCGGTATGGCGATCGCTGTCATGGGATCCAATTTAGGATCGTACTATCAGCACGTTCATTTTGCGGGTGAGCCGGTAACGGTAGACGCGCAGCTTTCCCCGGCCTTAACGGCACCGACGGCAAACCCGCGCATTGATATCCTCGTGATAGATTCCGCTGGAACGTTGTCCTGGGTGGCCGGGACCGAGGCCAGCACTCCAGTGGCGCCCTGGGCCAGCGTTCCTGTGGCAAAAATGCCCATTGCTGAGGTGTACTGCAAAACATCGATGACCAAGGTTGTCCCGTATGAAGATAAAGACGTGGAAACCACAGAGGGGTATATTTTAAGCGATGTCCGGCCGTTTTTGCAGAAGCCGATCACGACGTTTACCGGACTTTCGGACGCGCCTTCATCAATCACCGCGCTGTATTTTCTGCGGGGAAATGCTGCCGGTACAAAATTGGAGTTCGCCGCACTTACGCTTGATCCGTTGCCGTTAGGCGAGCAGGCCAGCGATCCGGCCGTAGCGGCAAATCAGGGAAAGATTTACGCGAAGGATGTGTCAGGCAGTACTGAGGTGTTTGCCAGGTCAGATGCCGGGATTGTCCAGATAACTGATGGCGGAAAGATAAAAGGATCAGTTCCGGCTGGTTCTGTACAGGCGTATGCCGGTTCAACCGCTCCCGATGGGTGGCTTTTTTGTTACGGTCAAGCGGTTTCCAGGACCACATACTCGGATCTGTATACAACGATTGGAACCACGTTTGGAACAGGCGACGGGTCAACGACTTTTAATGTGCCAGACCTTCGAGGCCGGACCGTTATTGCGTTGGATAATATGGGCGGTTCGTCGGCGAACCGTGTTGTCAATGCTCAGGCTGATGTGTTGGGTGGCGTTATGGGTACAGAGACGCATACATTAACAATAACTGAAATGCCAGCGCATACTCACAATGTGCAAACATACCAAAGCAGCGGAAGTAGCGCGTATGTATACGGATACGCTAGTAATAATGGGGGATCGGTTGTTTCTGGTGCGGCACTGACTACTGGTGGTGGCGGAGCGCACAACAATATGCAGCCAACCATGGCAATGAATTACATTATTAAATATTAGTTAGCTTCGGCTAATACAGGTGGCGGCGAATGGGCTAGGCTGTATATTAAAGAGAAGGCCGGTTTTTTTTCTTGCGTTTTGATTTTGTTTTGTTATTATTACCCTATATTTATAGGCTCCCGATCTGCCAAACGCAGCCATAATTTAACCTAAACCGGGTATGCTCATTTTAATGAGCTAGAGAGTCGCCGTTGAAAGACACGGAAAATGCTGGTAGGCAATGGAATCCAGGTGGCCGTGATAGAAATATGGAAGACCGGCATTGTAGCCCGCATAATAAACTGCGGTCAAACTGCGGTCACTCAAAATATATTTGTGGCAATCTTTGAAAGAGAGTGAGCGAAAA